AGGCCGTTTATTGATGCGCCGCACTTTGAGCTAATGCTTTAGGAGAGTTATCTATGGCCTATACAAAACTGCAGTTCAAACCGGGAATTGTCCGCGATGTTACACGATATAGTAATAATGGTGGTTGGTTTGATAGTAATCGCATTAGGTTTCGTATGGGTTTTCCTGAAACTATTGGGGGTTGGACTAAACTCAACAATACTCCGATCCTTGGCACCTGCAGATCGCTACATAATTGGAGTAACTTAGCGGGTACGCCCAATGTAGGAGCAGGTACTAACTTAAAGTTTTACGTATTAACGGGTAACTTTCCTGAAGATATTACTCCTATACGTGTATCCAACCGAACAGTTACTTTTACTGCAGGGTCAGTGGGGTCTAATACAGTTACTGTAAACGATGCAGGGCATGGTGCATTACTAAATGACTTCGTAACATTCTCTGGCGCTGCAAGCCTCGGCGGTAATATAACAGCCGCAGTCTTAAACAAAGAATACCAGATTACAGGTATGATAAGCTCCGATGCTTACACTATTACCACAGCCGTAGCTGTAGCTGGCGGTGACACAGGTAATGGAGGAGCAAGTTCCAAAGGCGCGTATCAAATAAATGTAGGCTTAGATACAGTTGTATTAGGTGGAGGTTGGGGCGCAGGTGCTTGGTCTCGCGGTACATGGAACTCTGAGGCTAATGTCCAAGTAGCAGGCTCATCTTTGCGTTTATGGTCGCAAGATAATTTTGGTGAAGACCTAATTATGTGCATACGTGGGGGCGGTATATTTTACTGGGACTTATCTGGTGGAGTGACTAATCGCGCAGTAGCGTTATCAACACTAGCTAACGCACAGTCTGCACCAACAGTGGCTAACATTGTCTTAGTGTCTGAAAAAGATAGGCATGTAATAGCTTTTGGGTGCGACCCTGAAAGTGCTACTGGGGTACAGAACCCACTAACGATACGGTTTTCTAGTCAAGAATCAGCTACAGAATGGCGCACTTTGGATACTAATACTGCAGGAGAATTACAGCTTAGTACAGGAAGTGGGATTATAGCTGCCGTACAGACAAAACAACAGATACTTATTTTAACCGATGTATCTGCACATGCGATGCAGTACGTAGGTGATCCCTTTATCTATGGGCTTTCAGAAATATCTACAAATATATCTATAGCAGGACAAAATGCTGCGGTGGCTGTAGGTGATGCTGTATACTGGATGGGCAAAGGACAGTTTTATCTCTACAATGGTAGCGTTAGAGAAATACCCTGTGCAGTAAAAGAGTATGTCTTTAATGATATTAACCTAGGACAGCTATCTAAGGTTATGGCTTCTAGCAATGCTGCATTTTCTGAAGTGTGGTGGTTTTACCCATCTAAAAACTCTATAAACAATGACAAGTATGTAATCTTTAACTACGCTGAAAATATTTGGTACTATGGATCGTTACCTAGAACTGCGTGGACAGATAACACAAGCAGTGGATTACCTCTTGCGGCTAGCACAGACGGGTATTTGTATACACATGAATTTGGTAATGACGATGGCAGTACAGACCCTGTGTCAGATATTGGCGCGTTTATAGAATCTAGTCCTATAGAACTTAGTGACGGCAATCAGTTTATGTTTGGGCGTAGAATACTACCTGACATATCATTTAGAGATTCTACAAGTGGCGCTACTGCAGCAGCAGAACTTAGCATATCAGCAAGGAATAATCCCGGTGGCAGTGCTTTTGGTAATGAGGATAACACCATAACAGGACAGCCTATAGCTGTAGGTACATTTACTGAAGAAGTAGATATACGTATCAGAGGTAGGTCTGTAGCAATTAAACTAAGTTCTATATCTGGCATGTCTGGTGTGTCGTGGAGACTTGGCACCCCTAGAATAGATGTACGTCCAGACGGGAGACGATAATGACTACTGACATACCTATTCCGTTTTTTGGTGATGCCCCACCTGAGTACTCGCCATCCTACTTTGCACAGCTAACACGAAACTTTGCGTTGTACGCACAGCAAATGAATAATCCCGGCCCTATGCGGGGTACAACTCTAGTGATGACTAATCTCCCTGTGTTTGCTAATAACACAGCAGCGGTATCTGGCGGACTAGCCGTTAACAGTGTCTACAAGACTTCTGGCGGTGAACTGAGGATAGTAGTATGAAGGATATTTTCTAATGGCAGGTTTTTGGTCTAGCACATTTGGCGGCGGAAATAGCTTTGGAGAAAGCGTAGCAAATGTAACTACTCCGGGAGATAACTTTGAATATCGTGGGGGTACGTTATATGAAGGCGATTCCAACGTACCTTACATGGGTCCAAATGTTAAAACAAACTACGGAACATTAGGACAAGCTGATTCTGAAAGTACGGGTGGCAAAAATTTCTATCAAAATGTTACAAGTAGCGGAGATACACGCAGTTCTACCGCACAATCAGGGCCATCAAATGTACCTCCTGCAGAACGAGGTACTAGAACTACTACAATGCAAAAAGTTATTCCCGGTATTGCACTTGGCGCGGCTGGGTTTGGACCTATTGTGGCAGGTGCTGCTTTATATAGAGGACTAGGTTCTAACCAATATGGTGTACCTCAGTTTCAAAATCCTAGCGGGGAGTTTACTACTACACAAGATAAAATAGATCGTGCTGTAGCAAGAGCAACTGCCACAAAGAAAGGAACTGCAGGAACAGGGGACGGCAAGTCTTTTTTTGGTGGTGAACGTAGTTCAGAAGGTTATACAAGCGATATAAGAAAAGCGGGTGTAAAACATCCAAGAATTGAAGGGGCATTTTTTAAGAAAGATGATCCTAGTGGTCGAGCTTATAAAATCAATGCTTTTGGTAACAGCTATGAAGTTGATACTTTTGGACCAAACATAGGTAATTCTTCTCAGATTCGTAGAGATGCCGAAGCTGCTATGATGCCTGATGATGGTGGTATTGCTATGGTACGTCGCGCTGCTCCCATAACACAGGCTACCGTACCTACTGATGGTCTACCTGCTGCGAGTGCTATGTCCCAAGAGGCTGCGGCGGGTCAGTTTATGCCTATACCTAATCCCGACTATGATCCTACAGACCCGTTATCTCCAAGATATATTATTAACCCAACATACGATCAGCTTGTTGAGTATAAAAAATCTGTAACAGGTATGGCAAGAGGTGGTGAGGTTGAGTCGGCGCTGGGCGGTAATGAGAAAGACCTGATTAACGATGCTGAAAAAGCTATACGTGGTGAGTTGGACGAGACTAGGGCCGCTATTATTCTTGCTCAATACGTGCAGCAGTACGGAGAAGATGCGTTAAGAGACTTGATAGATAGTGTACGTACTGGTGAGGCCGACGAAACTCGCGCACGGTTTGCAATGGGGAGAAACGGGGTAGTGCGTGGCAATGGTGATGGATCAGGCACAGACGATAAAGTACCTGCTAAACTCAAAGAAGGCAACTCTGAACAAGATGTATTGCTAGCAGAAGGTGAGTTTGTATTGCGTAAAGATGCTTACGAAGCATTAAAAGATGCAGGGGTAAACGTAGATAAGGTAAATGATGCGGGTTCTAACGCAGCTAAAGAACTTAATAAGATGATGACCGGATGAAAGATGCAATCGTAGAAAGCAACCCTGTTATAACACCTGTACCTGTTGAGTACCTAGATACGGTGTGGCCTCAAGTTGAGGAGTTTATGGATCGTGCGGTGCGGACTACAAACGACAAGTTTACTACTCAAAGCGTTTATGATGATATAAAACGTGGTTTTTATACGTTATGGATTATTGTTAAGGATGATGTTATTGTGACTGCACTTACAACTCGCATACTAGAATACCCTAACAAACGTGGGTTAGCAGTTGATTGGGTTGGCGGTGGCAATATGGTAGAGGTCTTAGCTTTGTCTCAGTCTAAACTACGTAAATACGCTAAAGATAATAACTGTGACCACCTTGAAGGTTACGGACGTAAGGCATGGGGACGATGCCTAAAGAAGTATGGCTGGAAGCCAGAATACATTGCTTATAAAATGGAGTTATCCGATGGGCGGTAGTACAACATACAACAGCACAACTACTCAAGCGGGTTCTTCTGTTGCGGACTTACCCGCATGGGCCAAACCTTACTTTGAACGTAACTTAGCTAAAGCCGAAGCCGAGTACGGTAAGCCGTATGAAGCCTACACGGGTGATCGGCTTGCAGGGCAAAGCCAAGATACGCTTGATGCCATATCGGGTACGCGTGACCTTGCTAACCGAGAGGTAGGAATAACAGGTCTTTCTGGCGCACAAGATTATATGACAGACGGTATGGCTACCGCAGAGACGTTAGGTGATTACAACCCTAATACGTTCAGTCAGTTTGGGTATAACGATGCAGCTAAATTTACAGGTGACAATGTAGGGCAGTATATGAACCCCTACACACAGAATGTTGTAGATCGGCAAAAAGCCGAAGCCATGCGGGACTTTCAACGAACTCAAGGCGCTAGAAATGCACAAGCAGTACAAGCAGGTGCATTTGGTGGGTCACGCGGCGCAGTGCGTAACTTCTTAGCTGAAGATTCTATGATGAATCGCATGGGTATGATCCAAGATAAAGGGCTGCGTGACGCTTACAAGGATGCAACCACACAGTTTACTGCTTCTCGTAAAGCAGACATGGATGTTGATAAGGCTCGTGCTGCAGAGCTTGCACGGTTTGAGAAGTCTACGGAGGATGCAGATCAGTTTGCTGCTAAACAAGGACTTGCCGCATTAGGTGTAGGGGCAGGGCTTGCTAAAGATTCGGTGGCTTTGGGTGAGTTAGATCGCCAAACTGATATACAAAACTTGCAGTTGCTAGAAGGTATTGGCGCTGCCGAAGAAGGCAGAAACCAGCAACAGCTTGATTTAGACTACAATGAGTTTTTAGCCAAAAAGGGCTATACCGCTGAACAAATTGGTAACATGACGGGTATCCTATCGGGTATGCCGATTGCTGCTACAGGCACGAATACGTATCAGGGTACATCTACACAACCTGTGCGAGAGCCGGGAACGCTACAACAGCTAGCGGGTGCAGGGCTTACGGGACTATCTCTCTATAAAGCCTACGGGGGTTAATTATGCAGAACCTGTTAGAAATACAAAACGCACTTCGTAACGCGTCAGAGCAGCAGCTTATAGGACTTTTGCAAAACCCTAACCCTACAGTGCCACAATGGGCTGTAGTCGCGCAAATGAACACTAACAAAGAGATGCTTGATGAGCAAACACGGCAACAAGGGTTAGGCCAGTCTACTATTCTTGAAAAACAACTTGAAACGTCACAGGTTAACGTATCAGGTATGCCTCAAGACGCTGCTAGTACTATGGGGCAGAATATGGCTTCCAAGACTGACACAGATCAAAACACAGGTATAGCTTCTGTCGCACCTGTAGCTACTATGGCTAGTGGTGGTATTTTAAAGATGGGTCTCGGCGGAGACCTAGATGCACAGTTTATTCTTACTGATATACCTGAGTTAGGTATACGTGCAGGGCAATTTATAAAAGTTTCAGCCGAAACGTTAGAAAAGTTAAATAATACTTTACCTAAAATAATGGCTAAACATGGGGATAAGGTTGCATCAGTACAGTCTTATGTGGACGATGGATATAGAGGACTTGCTAGTGCTGCTCGTGAAGGCGACGCGTTAATCCCTACTAGAGTTAAAAAGTATATTGAAAACACTAACCCTGCACCTGAAGTTGCTACGTCTGTAGAAGTGCCTACAACACCCGAAAACTACGGTGTGTCTGCAGGCTTACCCCCCGCTGGCGGCGCTATGTATTCATCTCCTACAGGTGCTAGAGGTGGCAGTACAGACTCTTCTGGTTTAGGTTTACCTACTAGTGAATTTAGCGAAGTCCCTTTATCTGCTATACCTAGGCCCAAAGGCTTGGCTACACTTGGTGCTGCTGGTGATGCTGATATGCTTGATGAAACTGTAGGTGTTCAGACTGCTCCTACAACACCATCGTCACCCGGCATTGCTGCAGGTACTCCGTTTGATGCTACAAAATACACGCCGCGACTTCCTGAAAAGATTGTTAAAACCACTAAAACTGATCCCATGCAGATGACAGATACTGAGATTAGAAATGCGTCTCAGGGGTTAATACCTTACGATATGTCAATGGCAGCAGATGGCGCGCAAGACCCTAAACCTATTACTATTGACTCTGCAGTAAAACCATCTGAAGAAGTTACAAACGCGCAGCTAGAAGTATTTGCAACAGATCGTGTAAATCCCTTTGCGTTTAACAAGGCTCCAGAAACTAAAAAACCTGAAGTGTTTGATCCGCTTAAAGGTCTGTTTATGTATCAAGCACTTGCTGATGATGCCCCAACAGATGATGAAAATTATGATGCAAAAACAATTATAAAACGCATAAATGAGTTAAAAACACCAGAAGAAAAAGCTGCAACGCTTACAATGTTGAATAACCGATTTATAGATGCAGAACAAAAAGTTGAAAGTTTAGAAAAAAGACTTCAGCGCGCGCGTATAGCAAAACGAAGTGGTACTGGAGACTATAATTATGATGTAGAGGCAGGCGTAGGTCGCTTTGGGGCAGGTGAACTTGCAGACACATTAAAGAAAGAACTTATAGCGGCAAAAGATGATTTTAACTTACTATATCAAAATATTGGTGGTTTAGTACCTGCAAGTGGCTTTGGTGGTGATTTTGCTACGGAAAGATATTTTGGAAAAGATACAGTTAGCGCATTAAACAAACTAAAAGCCGATGATCTACAAGCTGAAGCCGCTGCCGACGTTGCTAAAGTTACTACTGCGGAACCAGACTTAACCGCACAAACTGCGGGGGCTGAGGGCTATTTAAGACGGCAGCGAGAAAATAAAGAATTAGACGCAGAAGCAGTGTTAGACGCGGAAAGGGCCGCAGGATTAACTGCAGGAAAGAATGCTTTTGTAGCCCCTAGTAGTGCGGACCCAACATCAAATGCTGCGCTAACTGCAAAACTCGTAGAACAGATGGAGGAAAAAGATGCCCCCGTTAGTGATAGTACAAGGCTTGACTCTTATCTTAATGCAGCAGGACAGCAAGGTAGAGCTATAGGGGCTGCTGCTAACTATACACCTAAACTTAACCTTCCATCTTACGAAGCACAGCTTGATGGCGAATTTGATAAACGTGTAATAGAAATGCGTGAATTAGCTGATGGAATAGCTAGCGGTGAGTACACAGGTAATGGCTTAAAAATAGCGCAAGATAGAATTAAATACTTAAATAGTGTTATGGAGGCTACGGGCGGCGCAGAAACTCTTTTTGAATATTTAGATGATGGCGCAAAAAAAGTAGTGCAAAAAATTATTGCCCCTGCTGCAGTTAACATGGCTGATTTTATTCTTGGTGGCGGCGCACAAGTCGCCTTGCCTGAAGTATTAGGTGGCGGTGTTGCTAACACTGCTGCTACTCAAGATTATTTGGATATACTGCAAAGAGAAACAGACGGTAAACCCAATATACCTACTAAGCCTTCGGTACTTGAGTCTAATTCTATTTTAGATGCTATGATTACTAACGACGCGCAAACTAAAGCTGGGTCTGCTGCTAAAGTAGATGATAGCCTAGGCGCGCTTATAACAGATGGAAAAGCACAAATAAAAGCTGTTCCGGGTCCGCTACTTACTCCTGAACTTAACAATAAACTTGCGGCAGGACTAGAAACCGTAGTGCAGGATAGAACAAAAGAAATATCTGAAGATGGCGCTTTAATAAATAAAATGTGGGGGGAATCTAAACTTCAACCCGGAACAAATGTAGAAAGTCAAATTGTAAACGCAGAAGGTCTTACGGCTGCAGAGCAATTAGATGCGGACAGAGCTGCAGGATTGACTGCAGGAGAAAATGCTTTTGTAGCCACTACAAATCAAGATGCAGGAGGGGGTGGGAAAGACAAACCTAAAGGTATAGCTACCATTAATCCTATGGCTAACCGTGCTAGTGACTCTCCATCGTCCTACGAGCAGAAGCTGTTGGATATTTTAGCAGAACGTGAAAAGTCGGCAGACCAAGACAAGTGGTTAGGTCTAGCTGAGATGGGTATGCGGCTTATGGCTAGCAGTAATCCTAACATGCTTAGTGCTATAGGTGAGTCAGGTCTAGGTGCCTTTGGGTCTTATATGGGTAAACAAAAAGCACAGGATGCTGAAGAACTCAACATTCTTGGTAAACTGGCTGATATGGATATGGCACAGCAGACGTTACAAGCCCGTAAAGATATTGCGCGCATGGCAGCAAATGCTAAATCGCAAAAACCGTTAATGACTTTTGGACAGATGAATACTCAACTTCAAAGAGACGTTGATACTGCCGCAGAAACTTACGAAAAATTTACCGATCTAAATGGGGAAATTTTACCCGGTGTAAATAAAACTGAGGCAATGCAAGCAAGAGAAGACTTACAACGAGCGCAAACAGCTTTAGTTGAACATCTTGCACCCGCAGGTATAGTTCCGACATTGCCGTATCAAAACATAAACAATCCAATAATTGATGTTAGTTAAGGATAGTAACCTATGGGCATGATGCAAGTCAGGGGCGACTACAGCGGTAAAACATATGATGTGCAGTTTGCTGGGGATGAGCCAACGCCTGAAGAAATTGCTAACGCTACAGGTCAAATTCAAGCCTTAGAACGTGCTTTTGAAACTAAATTTGAAAGTATCTACGGAGACCAAGCAGTAGATGATGGTACTGCATTTGGTCGTGGGTTTGAATCTGGCTTAACACAAGCGCGCAGTGCATTAGGTACTACTGTTAGAGATTTTGGTGATGTAGTAGGGTCTGACTTTATTAGTGATCTTGGTGCTGGTCAAGAAGCAGCGGCACGTAGAACGCAGCTCTCTCGTGCAGGTACAACTACACCGTTTAGAACTTTTGATGAAGCCCGAGAAGGCGGCATTGCAGATACACTATCTTATTTGGGTGAGATTGCTGGACAATCTGGACCTCAAATGGGCGCAGGTTTAGCTGCTACTGGAATAGGTACTTTAGCAGGTGGTCCTCTTGTAGGAGGTGCTGCAGGTATTGGAGTTATGACCCCGTTTTTCTATGGCAGCGGTTTACAACGTGCTGAAGAACAAGTTGCAAAAGGTGAATTAGACGCTGTTAACAGAACTAATACCTTAACAGCGGCTGTAGGATCAGCTACATTAAATACTATTGCAGATAAACTGTTACTTACCGGATTATTAAAACCCGGAAAAAATATATTTACTAGAGCAGTATCAGGCGGGGTACAGGGTACTGTATCAGAAGTGCCGACTGAAATTGGTCAACAAGTATTAGAACGTTGGCAAGCAGGTATGCCTTTAGATGATGCAGAGGCAATAGCAGAATATCGTGAAGTAGGTATTGCCGCAGGTCTGCTTGGAGGTACAATCGGTAGTGGAATAAATATAGTAAGGCCATCATTAGATAAAGGCACTGATACTAAATTAAAACCTCCTGTAGATGACGCATCTTCAGATGTAGGCATTGATGTAGATTCAGTCAAATTACCATCATCTAAAAAACCTACGGGAATTGGAACTTACAGTGCAGCAGGGTTAAAGGACTTTGAAGCAACACAAACTCCACTTGGAGGATTAGCTGGACTAACTGGACGTTTGCCTCCCGCTGTAGAAAACGCTGCAGATCGAGTATCAGCTTCAGATGTAGATGGGGATAATGTAGACGCATTTATAGCGGGGCTTGGTGGTAGTCAAACATTACAAGACACTCCTACAGAAGTTGGTGACAGATATGTAGGATCAACGCTTGGGGGTAATCAAACATTACAACAGTTTAAAAATACTGAGCCTACAGTAAAATCTAAAGTGGATGACGCTGCTTTACTTGAAGATGCTAGAAGATCAGTAACTGAACGCAAAGTAGCTTCAGTTAGTGCATTGCAACGTGATTTAAAAATCTCTGGGGCACGAGCAGCAAAATTAATTAGTCTTCTTGCTGCTGAAACAAACCCTATAGTTGGCCCTGCCGATAAAAGAGGCAGACGTGAATACATACCTATAACTGTAGAAAGTACACCTGATGCAGTTGCTGTAGGTGCGCCAATAGTTCCAGACACTATAACTCCTACAACAGAACTAGATGGTAGCACAGGCGTTGAGACAAGCACAGGCACTGTCGAAGTAGAAGAAACTAACCCTGTTGATCCTGTTACTGTAGACTCTACAAAACTACGTACTTTTAAAGACTACTTAGTTGATAAAATAGACGCTAACGATGTTAAGGCTGCGGAGTTTATACAATCTGTAGCTAGTCCTGAAGACATAGCCACTGCTAGAACATTAGGTTTTGATATACCTAATGACAATGCTACATACGCTGACATTGTTAGAGCTATTACACCCAGCCTTAAACCTGTTGCAGAACCCGAACAGGGCGCACAACTGCCTGTTGGGACCAAAAATTTAAGAGATGAAAGTGGAGAGTTTGTAGGTGACGCTACGGATCAAGCATTTCCCGATGCAGGTGCAACGGGTAGTGAGTTCGTGCAAAGTTACGATAAGGCTCTTAACCCTGTAGCTGGACCAAAAATATCAGACACAAGTGGGTTAAACTACACAGCAGAAAAAGCCCCCGTTAAAGTTAGGACAGAAGTACTAGAGGCCATAAGTGAACTGCCACCAGCACAGCAAAAGGCCATGCTGACCCGCGAAATAGAAGCAGCGGAAGCAGAATCGCTACAAGGCAACCTATTACTCAACAAGATAGGTGAACTGTTTCTCACACGAAACACTAAACAAGGTGAAGCGGCCAGAAGTATCCTACTACAGCAAGGCGCAATATCGGACGTAAACCAGCAACCTGATATAACCGATTTAGAAGACAAAAAACGCATATTGAACTTGTTAGAGATGACAGATGACGCGGCTAAGAAGATGAAAGACCCGAATGCCTTTGCTGCGCGAGCATTCTTTAAAAACTTTCTACGTCCTGTAGACGCGATAGAAGAAGCGGCAGTCGTGTCGGTGCTGTATGCTCCTGCGTCCTCACCTAAAAACCCTAAGATACAGAAACGAACCTCAAAGGTTACAAAGTTCCCCGAAGGCACACCCGCTATGGCGTCCGCACTAAACCCCGAAGATGGCTTTGTGTACGGAGATACCATATTCGAAGAAGCCGCAGAAATATCAGACGCCGCGTATGAATTTTACAGTAACGAGACACAAGAAAAAGCACTGCAGGCGTTACAGTGGATGGAAAGCAATATGTCGGATGACGTGAACAACTTTGCGTCTGATGTAATAGCCGAACAACTAGATATGGCGGTCCACACGCTCACCCCTGCGGAACGAGATGCTCAGATACAGTTACGTAGGGAGAGAAAGAGTGAACTCCAAAAAGGTCGCAGGGACGAGGATAAACGTCTAAGAGAAATGTCGGCGGCAGAAGAAGCGCAGCAACGTTTTGAAAACTCACCAGAGGGACAGGACGCTGCTGTATTAGCCGAAGCTAGAGCGGTAGCATATGCACGGCAACGCGCAGAACGTATTGAACGTATGCGTAGCGAAGGCGGTTACGACAGAGCGCAGAAAGCAGATAAAAAAGCGCGTATGAAAGCGTTGGCTGCTGACTATGCAAACTACATAAGAAAGAAGAACAAAGCCGCAGCCGCTGCATCACAAGGACAGCCTAACCAACTCGATCAGGATCAAGCGAACTTGGCCGAGATCAAATTAAATTCGACAGAAGAAGCGTACCTAAAGGATGCGCCCTTACTAGCGGACGCTGATTTACTATCAGAAGCTAATGTTGCAGAAGTATCAGCCGATATTCTTTTAGATGAAAATATTAGCCAAGAGAGTATGGGGCTGGGACTGTCACAGTCAGAACTTAACGCTCAGTTTGAAAGAAGATCGGAAACCCTTAGTCGTGATGATGACTACGATAGTAGGTACTTCTTACTGGCTAGTGAGTTGTATGCACAGAGTGTACCACTACCCCCAAGTATACGTAACACATTAGCCGCAGGAGATTTATCCGGTGCGTTAATAGCTATCGCAAACATTAGTCCATCGAAGGCTCTACGTTCCGTAGCAAATAAATTAGCGGGTTATACGGGTGATACAAAGATACAACTGGTATCTGGTGGACTTAAAGACCCGCAGGGTAACGTTGCTGCAGGTGTGTTTTACCCTGCTACCAACACTATCGCTATAGATAGTAATTTAGGCATGAACGCTCACACCATACTGCATGAGGTACTACATGCAGGAACTGCCGCACAATTAGCTAGGAAAAACCTACCAGAAGTACGGCAGCTCACACGTATATACGAAGCTGTTAAAGCTCAAATGCCCGAAGGTAGTGACTATGCGACACGAAGCATAGATGAATTTATCGCAGAAGCGTTTAGTAACCCCGACTTCCAAGTTAAGTTAGCGGGTATACCTATGTCAGGTTTAAAATTTCCTACAGCTTGGCAAAATTTTAAAGAAGCGGTACGCCGTGTGTTCCGCAACTTAATGGGCAGGGCACCCGAGTCAGTGTTTGACCGAACTGATCTGCTACTAGACTATATCTTAGCACCGCAATTAAGCACCCGTACCGCTCCCGCTATGTATCTTACAGCTAGTACACCCGAGGGGGCAGTAGACGCCACTAAAGAGGCTACAGACGCCGTGAAACCTACTACACGCGAAGAGCTAAGAGACATGCAGGACCGCGCTAAAAACTCAGCGCCATACACAGGCGCTAAAAGTTTCTTTTACGGCGTCTCCCCGTTAAATATTCTTGCCGACACGTTGAAGCGCAACCACGACAATGATGCGGGAATGCGTCTAAACAAGGTGATTAACAAGCAAAGTTCTAAATTGCGTGATAAGACGATCAAATTAGATTACATCGTAAATCAAATTAAAGACTTTCGTAGGGCAGCGAGTGCGGAACAATACAACGCACTACAACAGCTAGTACCTACATCCACGCTTAATAGAATAGACCCATCAGTTAAGCGTAATATCTACACTTCTTACGGCGTTGTAACTACTAATCCGGTATCGTTAGAAAAGGAACGCACAAATTGGTCCACGTTAGAGAAACGTGAAAACTATATTAAAGAGTTTACGGCTAAACATCCTGATTTTAAGATAACCAAGATCGCCCCGTTAAGTAAAGATAAGTTGGCAGTCTATGATGCGTTGGCAGAAGACTACAAAAATATAGGTGAAGATGGGCAGCGCGTATACCGCACCATGCGTAACTATTTCCAAGAGACATATGACGAAATCGCACCTGCTCTAAGGGATCGTATAAATAGTATAAGTGACGATGCAGCGGTACGTAAGACCGCGTTTGATAAGTTGTCTGAACTACTACTCAAGGACAGCGGTATAATCACGCCATACTTCCCACTTATGCGTAAGGGTAGTTATCGTTTATCTTACACAGCTATCGACCCGCAAGATCAAGACCCTGATGCCAAGCCACAGGTAGATCGTTTTGTGGAATATTTTCCCACTAAAATTGCAATGATGGAAGCAAAACAAAAGGTCAAAGATTATAATGCAGCTATGCTTAAACGACCAGATGTTATAGCAGCAAATTTAGATACGATCTTTGACGAGAAGACGGGGCAAAGCAGACCAAACCCCATGCTGTCCGCAGAAAGTTTAGAACCTGAAGCTACAAAGCTAACCCCAAACAGCGATTATGGCAAAGCACCTTCGTCGGGGTTCGTGTTTAATGTGTTGAATGTCTTACAGGCTGCAGGTGTGCAGAAGATGGAAGGTGGCAAAGGTAGTAAGGTCATCAGCGATATTCTTGACCTATCATTAGATGCTCTGCCTGAACGCTCGTTTATGCAAGGGTTTCGAACACGTAAGGGCGTCCGTGGTTTCTTGGGTGACATTACACCTACAGGTTACTCTCTCGCTAACTTCGATCTTATAGATATGATGGAGACTAAGGGCCGTGACCTTAATCGTCAGGTTGTTCAACTACAATCTAGTGCCGAAATTCAAGGTGTGATGGGTGACATTGTTAAACTTACCACAGACCCAGAGACCGCTGAAATAGGTGATCGACTACAAAAGATCGCAGAATTTGGACAGCGACCCAACGTATCACGCTGGTCGCAGATAGCTACAAACCTTGGATTTAACTGGACTATGGGGTTAAACTTCTCGTCTGCGGCCTTGACCTTCTTCGATGTAGGTATGTCGGTGATGCCGTTACTGTCGGGTAAATATGGCGCGGGTAAAACTACCCGCGCATTTGGTGATGCGGTTAAGGCAATAGCTGCTGCACCTCGCGCTAAAACGCTAACTGTAGACGATGAGAATGGTAACAAAGTTAAAGAGCAGTATGATCTAGGGGCTTTCGGATTATCATTAGGTAATTTAGATTTTAGTGATCCTGCATCTGTGCCAGAAGGATTACGTGATTTAGATGTGTTGGTTAGATATGCAACTGAACAAGCGCAAATGGGTCAATCACTAACGCAAGAAACCTTAGAATTAGATATGTATACAGGAGATACAGGTTCAGATAGGGTATCCCGTATTGGTAAGAAGATAATTGACACTTCACAGAAGTGGGGTGGGGCTATGTTTCATCACTCGGAACGCTACGGACGTTAAGTATCACTGGTCGCCGCCTATAAACTAGAAATAGATAAACTAAGTAATGGTGGTAAAAAAGCATTAACCGATGCGGACAAACAAGCTGCGGCTGAGGCGGCAGTAGATTTTGTAGAGTTTACTCTCGGAGGTACTGCATCGGCAGGACGCCCCGTATACGCACAGGGTCCAATAGGTAACATCCTATTCTTGTTTAAACGATTTGCGATTAGTAAATACTACATGATGCTTCGCATGCTTAATGATGCCACTAAAGTATTACCACGAGATCAGTATGATACTGAAGAAGCATACCAAGATGCGGTAGATGGTCGTAGGATAGCCCGCGCACAAGGGGCTAACTTTCTTATAACTACAGGACTTATCGCAGGTGCATCAGGAATGCCGTTGTTTGGAGAACTCGGCATTATGTACGACTTGTTATTTAGAGATGAAGATGAAGATAACTGGGATGTTATGACTAAAAAGTGGATGGGTGATCCTGTGTATGGCGGGCTTGTTGACATGACAGGTCTTGAAATCGGTGATCGCATCGCACTTAACAATATGCTGTACCGTCCACCTCTTATAGACAAAGACCAGAACCCGCTGTTTACTTTGGCAGAACAGTTAGGTGGTCCTGTCATCGGTATAACAAGTCAGGTTAGCAGAGGCGCAAGCCTTATTGCAGAGGGTAATGTCTGGCGTGGTATTGAAGCTGCATCTCCTGCGGCGGTACGCAATGTTATGAAAACTGGACGTTACGCTACCGAAGGCAATTTAACCCTGCGTGGCGATGAAATAACAGCGACAAGTCCGTACACATTAGCAGGGCAGTTGTTGGGGTTTGCAAGCCACGCTCATATTGAGCAACTTAATATGAACCGTAACGAGCGGCAAAAATATTCTGCTATGACAGATCGCAAAAGAAAAATACTGCGTAAGGCTAATAAAGCGCGCAGAGAAGGAGACGTTGAAGGGTTACGTAGAGCATATGAAGAAGCAAATGAACACAATAGTAGGCTTCCATCTGATGCTAGGAAGCTAGTAATAACTTCGGACTCATTTAAAAATTCTTATAAAAACTTCCAACGCGTATCCGAAGAGATGGTAGGTGGGATGCAGTACTCACCTAGTATGCGTAGAAGTGCTGGTGAATATGACGGTGGGTTGTCCTCTCCTGTAAATTAAAAAAGCCCCTGCAATTAAGCAGGGGCAGTTCAAGGGAGAACAGGCAACACGCAGTGGAAATGGATATTGCCTAACTGCCCTATATCATGCGGTACGCCATATACGTAACCCCAATATTTTGTTTTCTACACGAACTTCGTGTTTAACCTCCCATTGTCGCAGCGATGCAACGGTGGACACCTGATCTTTAGTCTTCTCAGTGTCCACACAGGGTATAAACACAGACCCGCTAACCGTAAGTTTATCCCAGTTTACAATTACTCTAATCCCGTCAGGATTAAGGTCTTCAATCTTCATCACCTTCTGATCCATCAGGAACTCCATCAATAGAAAAATCTACACATATAACTCTAGCAGAGGGTAGGTTCATATGTGTGCCTTTACTTAGGCGTATACGTGTTTTGGTGGCTTTCATCTTCTCAGTTAAATCTCTAATTAACTGTTCATAGTTTATCTGTTGATCTATACACCAAGTCTTCAGCGGCTTCGGTAATAGATAGACTTTCTTAATATCAGTCTCGTACCTAGCGACGAACTTGCCTCGGGGTGTAACTTCGGGCAGTGCCAACATATCTAGTGGATTGCCATCTATACCACCGCGAGCATCATCTGTACTTTTGATCCAGAGTATGTTGCTCCAATGTTCGGATATATAATTGTTCAACGTCTCAGTTACAGAGGAACCCATATCGGCAACGTAGGCTCTACGCTCCCGCAACCTATTCACCGCAAACGTAAATACAGGCTTTACCTCAAAAGGCAGTACCCCTGCCTTCCTGCCTATCATAAGCGCAGATATAATAGCCGTAACAGCGGCAGACCAAAATCGGTTTTCGGGACCAAGTTCAGCCTTTTCATCTACACGCGATTGCACATGCTTTATAGTACGTTCACACTCCACACGATTGTTTATGACCCACTGCACAAACCGTACTCCTGCATGACCGTAGTTGCCTTTTAAAGCGGGCCACAGTTTATCAGTCTCCGCTTTGCTAGCAGAACCAAAGAACTTCGCTTCTGTCCTAAACTCTAGTATACGCTGGGCTTCAGCTTTGGGAAAACCTTTAACCCTACTAATCATTTCTATAAAGCTAGTGTTACCTGTACTGATAGCCAGTAGGCTCCACGGTTTGCCCCTGTGTCGCTCGGTGTTACCGCCTTGAGACAGACGATTACGTTGTGTCCCACCCGTTAATTGGTAGGCCAGATCAGACAACTTACCCCCTTTGGTATTAGTAAGTTCGTCCATCATAAGGGGTAGGTTGTGGTATATTTCCCCACGGTGCATCTTAGAATTGTAGGTATCAACCTCTTTCAACAACAGTTGCTCGGGATTGCCCCATGCCGATAACCCTGCCATCAACATAGTAGTTTTACCAACACCTGTGTCTCCGTACATATGTAACCCTGCAGAGCCGATCCCTGTAAGGGGCATAAGTATTGAAGCGTAGGCCGCAGCGATTGTGAATTGGTGTAACTCAAACCCCTCCCGATTGTAGAAGTCTATCGCATCAAGGTAGCCTTGCTCAGTACCCTTGGGGGTAAAGTAATCCATCATACTTGCAGTCTGTGTGGATGGTGGGTTGTAGTCTTCATCACTACCATAGATTACACGATCCCCCAGTATGAACGCGGTCATACTGTCATCAGTCCACCCAAACTGCTTATGGGCTTCATCCTCTGCTTGAGTAGCTTGTAGCTCTTCGATCCATGCCATTATATACACCTGTATCTTATCTAACTTTGCGCCATACGCAGCCACACCCTGCGTAGACATAGCTTTCCTAAATTCATCCCGCGATGTGATGCTAGACATTGGCATCGTCCATTCACGCACACCGTCTCGGGGCATGTGCAGCCTAAACACAAGTGCTTGGCCTATCTCTGTGTCCCATATACGGCGCATGATATAGATATCGTTGTGGTAGATGCACTCTTCTTCTATCTCACCGTCACTGTTACTGGTGCGTTTATACACGCCGCCTTTAGCGCCACGAAAGTAAGGCTTCGGGTATGTCGGTATACTATAAATCTTAGGCGCACTGGTGGGACGTTTTGCGCTAGGTGCGACAACTTCGTTGTCAGCCTCGTCCGCTTCTTTAAATTGTTTACCTAAAACTATGGGGGATTTTATCTTACCCCATAAAGCACACTCCATACACACATCAGGTCTAAGACCGTTAAATGTACGACAAGTGTACGGCCCCTTAACCAAAGACATTTTCTGATGGGTTTCACCAGAGTTATAGTCAGGGTGGCCCCTAGACATTACCTGTGCAGCCCTGTCTCCGTCTTCACAGAATTTAGCAATAGACAGTCCCGCTCTCCATAACGGTTCGGTCACATTGGCCTGATCTGTCAGTATATGCGCGAGTTGAGCGCATCCCTTACCTATTTGTATCTTCTTTACAATACGACCAAAGCTATTCTCAGCATTGACCGCTATAAACCCCGACACAACATTGCCGCTAACAGAGGCCGTATTTACAGGGGTAACGCCTCCCAGTAAACTTACGAAGTCAGCCAGCTCGATACTTGGTTCCGCACTTATCAAAGCCACTGGAGATGGCGGTGTGTCCTTGAAGTTACGTGTGTCAGGCATGCGTAGGATACGCGCTGCGTCAGCCGTAACTGCAGGATCGGCCTTGAGACCATTCTCCTCACAAAACTCTTTAAACCGTTCTGCCGCAGGAACCCAATCATCCACAGGTACTGGCGCAGACAAAACCCAGTAAGCGTGTATTCCGCGCCCCGAGTTGACCTTAGTAGGTTCGGGCATGCTAGTCTTAGTGCAAAACGCCTGTAACGCCGATAGCGCATCCTGCTGAGACGGGTATTCTTTGCTAGGACCACAATCCAAGTCCACGAAAAAGGATTGTAGATGTAGTGCGTTATCGGCCCTACGATTAGTATTGTTTACGAATGTGCTTAACGCAAAATAAACATCGTGGTCTTTAGCATCAAAGGCATCTACCGCTGCATGCAGTTCATCAATAGTGTCATAGAAGTTCTGCGTTCTACGTTCACCGTTGGTTGCAAATAAACAGTAATGCCCTTCACTACTTAAAACACTTTTTAGAAATTCTAGTCGTTCCACTGCTAGTCCTCCGAGTATTAACGGTGCGGCACCCTATACGATACCGCACCGTGTAGGGTATCAGTCTAACTCACCCCACTCACTTACAAGACTGTCCAGCTTGGCTTCTTCGACAACAGGGGGCTTCTTATTGGCCCGTACCTTGGGTGTCTCGTCTTGAAACGCGTCATCAACAACTGCAGGGGCAGCGGGTGTTTCATCAACCTCAAACCCCGAAATCATGGTAGGGGCTTCTTCAACACTGAAGCCTTCTTCCGAACCAAACGGGGAGTAGTCTTCACGCTCTGCCAATTTTAGTACCTGCACAGCACGTAAACGCAAAGACACACCGTGGTCCCGCATACTATACGGGACGCAGGAAACCTGCACGTTGACCGTACTGCCCGTAGTCAACTCAAAGTCTTTGGGTAACGGTTTGTTCTTAGAGTCAACCTGCACAGGCGGCTTGGTTACATCAGCACCGTAAGCCCCTTTAAGTACGGCTTTGGCGATGTAGTTGCCGTCCTCGTCCTTCTTAAAGACTTCGGATGCCTTACCCAACTTTTGAGGCCAACTCTTTTCAGATGCTGCCCGTGCATTGTAGGCCGTAGCCATAACAGTATACAGGTCTTTTGCCTGTGCAGCATCCATCACAAACTGCAACTCGTACTTTGCGCCATCTGCAGTAGGATCACAGGGTACAGACTTACCACGCTCACCTGCGGATTGGTCAAACCGATATGTCCCATTTAAACGGGGGTATCTCGCAACAACTTTGCGGATGATGTGGCTTTCAACTTTTGCCATTTGGTAGTTCTCCTTTAGAGTTTTTATAGTCGAACCCGTCTTCTGTTGAGAACGGGGAAGTATTTACAGCCGCGAAACGGGCTATAGCTTGCAATGTCGCGGGGTCGTTCTTTAACTCTGCAACACTGTGTAGTTCACTAGGCACCAAGGACCGTAAAGGCTTGAAGCATAGGCGGGGATATACGTAGGAATTATCTGGGTATACGGTAGTCACCACAGATGAAGTCTTTGTTCCCCTACCACCCAGAAACTTAGCGTATTCCTGTAGCGGCTTATTATTATTCTTACCCTTACCGAAGATAGCCGTGGCGGGTAACTGTAGTTGATACACCGTATCGAACTCTCCATCAAGCACTACTGCTACCCTCTGCACAAATCTACAAGCCCTGCTATACCCCGAACCCGAACCTTTTATGTTCTGAGTGCAGTCCATACACCTAGTGGCTTGCTTATCTTCGCTAGGAACTAACTCGTCAGGTGCCTGTGTTGTAGAAGACCAACACGTAGGTAGCGTGGTATGTGCAGGGTCATAGTCGTTCTTGTAGTACAAACGAGATATGTTGGCAGCATTGACTACCACTACATCTATTTCACTTGCCACCACTTCCCGTTCTCCGTCCCCTACACGCACAAACATACCGTCCTGATAACTAAGCCGCCTAAACTCAACCATCGTTAGGAGTATCATCCTCTCCCAAAGCGGACAGAGCCTTATCTACTTCGTCCAACTTAAACCGTTGGGTGTTTTCGATTTTGACATATGTATGCTCAGGTATATAACCTTCCCGAACCCAATGCCGCACGGTGGATATAGATACAGAAAAGTGTTCTGCCACATCCGATATGTTCACATACTTCTTCATTTCTTCCTCACAGTTAGGATGTACTCGGCATCCACATTAAGACCCATAGGTACAAGGTCAGGGTTCTCTTCCAAGAACTGCTTCATGTGAGTTTGATTAAGACGCTTTTCAAACAACTCGGGAACCTCATGCTCTAACACGAACTTGTGCATACTCTCCCAATCGCTCGTCCAGTAACGCTGCTTAACGCTACGATAAAACAAACCCGCTGCAGTTCTAACGCTGTCGATATTACTTTCAGCACAGTAATCCAACAACGCTTGCTTAACAGTGTTCTGTTGCTCAACGAGAGCACTGTCTTCTTCTTTAAACTTAGCGGATATCTCGGCGCGCTTATCGCGTATCCTTGTATATACTCGCGTCAGTTTTTCCACGTCCACTGTCATAAGTCCTCCGTTTATATCTATACTTGTTATCTAATAGTATTAATTAGGATCGTCAAGTATTTCATGATATAAATTTATCATTTCTGCATGAGCGTCTATGCGACCTGCAAGCATACGGTACATACGCTTTTCAACGTAAGAGCCTTGTAGCGATATAACAGTACACTTGTGTTTCTGCCCTGCTCTATGAACCCTAGCGTTGGCTTGCGCGTAGGTTTCCAATGATGAAGTCGGCCCCCACCACACTACAGTATTAGCGGCGGTAAGTGTTACACCGTGCGCGGCTGCTTGTGGTTGGATAACTAACACCTGTGGATCAGTGTCCTCTTGAAACCGCTTAAATATTTCGGTGCGCTTATGTGCAGGTACATCACCCCTGATTACCTCGGACGTTATCTTGTCGGCTCGTAACTTATCGGTAAGTATATCTATCGTGTGCTTAAACGGAACAAATATCAGAACCTTTTGACTGCTCTCGTCTATGACCTCACGTAGTACCTTATATCTGTCTGATATATCGAACTCTACGGTTTCTCTTTCATCAGTGTAAACCGCACCTGCAGATATCTGTAACAACTTGCTCATGTTTACGGCAGCGTTGATAGCGGTTACTTCTTCACCCGCCACTTCCATAATCATACGCTTCTTCAAAAGATTGTAGTAGTGTTTCTGTTGTCCACTTAACGGTACAACCCTGTCCACGTACACCATGTCTGGTAAATCCAGACACTCTTCTTTAGAGTAACGTATCGCAGGTTGCAGCACTGCATGTACGATCTTAGGTGCAGTTGGCTTGGGTTCAAACTTAAAGTGGCTCTTGCGGTCCATCACCATATCTTTAAACGAACCAAAGAATTTAGGTACGCCCTGCGGGTTGACCAACTTAGCCAATCCATATGCGTCTAAGGGCGACTGTGCGGCGGGTGTACCCGTCATCATCCACAACCATGTGTCATCACGCAGGAGTTTCTTTAACGTCTTCCACCGCTTCGCCTGTGCGTTCTTATAGTGGGTAGCCTCGTCAATTATGATAAGGTCAAAACCACCATTTCTAATCTGCTCAGATACAATATCTACACCATCGTAGTTAATTATAACAAACTCTGCGCCCTGCTCTATTATGGCAGCGCGTTTCTTCTTAACCCCATGCGCCACATCAACGGTACGGTGCATCGCAAAAGTGAATAGGTCGTTACGCCATGCGCTATCCATAATAGATAAGGGGCATATAACTAGAGCGCGTCTGACCTTGCCAGCTTTCATAAGATAATCAGCGGCCCATATAGCACTGGCGGTCTTGCCTGTACCCTGCTCGTTAAAACAAAACCCCTTGCGGTTCATAGTTAGGAACGCTGCGGTTTTCTTTTGGTGATCGAAAGGGATGTGTTGCCCTGTCCAAGCATAGCGTCCTTCTATCGGGGATGGTGCGGGTATCCGCAAGGTACGCAGTTTGTGCGCTTCATCAATACCCCAATTAACAACCACTGCATCAGTACCCACGGCTTCGCTCTTAGGTATAACACTCGTGACTTGTTTGGGGTCCGCTAGTGACACTAGCAGAGCCTTGTTCTTTATTACTTGCATACTGTTCTCCGTGTAGCTGATGCTATCTTTTGTTTTTAGTTCTTCTGTTGCGGCCCTTACTTAACGAACCACCGTGCGACCTGTTACGCTTACGGCTTTGCACCGAAACGCCATCCTTATTCTTACCGCCCTTACTCAACGCCTTCTTATGAGAAACATCCTTGCCCTCACGTTTGTCGGCCCTGCCATCCTTGTTGGCATCCTTGCCTGTCTTATCCATCTTGCGCCGTGCGCGTTGACGCTCCATACGTGCTTCATGTTCACCACGCGCTTTTTGCAGTTGGTATTCACGTTTGTACGGGCGGGGGGTGTTCTTATAAACCATGTCAGTTCTTTCCGTTATGGGCGCACTCTAACACAGGACAGTGTTGCCTACACAAACCGCTAGGTCGTGGGTTCCACACATCAGTATCGGCGGCTGCTTGCATATTAGCATAAGCACCGCGCCATTTCACCCATAAATCAGGAACTTGATCTACCGTGTACTCAGCCTTAATTAACGCTTTGGGTACTACAAACATCAATGCTGCTTTTATAGTACGAACTTGTGGGTAGTGCTGAAATATAGACACCGCCATCAACTCAAGTTGTCCTTTGTCTGCGTACTTCGCGTTCTTACCCGTCTTGTAGTCTACGATAAACGCGGTTTCCTTTTCCTCATTCACGATAGCCAAGTCTACGATACCACGAAACCAAACATCTTTCGCTCCGAACTTGCACGGCTGCATATCCTCGGTTAGGCCAAGCCGCTGCTCCGCAATTTTCGTACCTTCGATAGCGTTAAGCGAATCCAGAGCGTCCTGCATGTAGCTGTACTTCTCAGGTAGCGGTTCACCTTTACCTATGTAGTTTTCGCATGCGGTATGGAAGTGTGTGCCATACAACATAGCCTGACTTACTTTAACAGGATACCGCTTTAGTATCTTCTCATAGTAAAATTGCTTTGGGCACTGCTGAAAACTTTTGATCTTACTAAAAGACCAAGGCGCAACATCAGTCATGTAGAAATTCCTTTTGTGTATTTCTCGCGGGAACCCAAACTTACTAGCTGTTCAAAACTAAAGGGGGCCGCTAAATTGCCCCACGCTGCCCTACCTTGAAGCGTAGGGGCTAATGCGTGGATGTATAAACTCTCTAACACATCTAGCTGATCGCGCTTGCAAGGGATATATGTATACGCATCAAACTTTTTATGGCCTTCAGTCTTGTGGGTATGCACCCGCCCATACACGTTCACAGATTGACCTACATACACAACTTTATCGTTGGCGATAAGAAAATAGACACCGCAAGAACTATCATAAGGCTTACTCTCGGACACTAACTCGTCCTCTATCAGCATATCTCGCATAGTTAGATTGCTACTAAGTTCATCGAAAGTAGCTATATGCTTTAACCTATCGCGTTTAAGTTCTAACTCACTTATTTCCCGTTTTAGTTTGCCTAATTTTAACTTGCTTTGCTCTACGTTAAGCGCCAACTCGTCTGTACTATTACGCGTTATAGCTAAACCCTCGCCCCTCGCTCTAGCGACTACATCTAACGGACGATATCTAGGGGCTGATAATTTATCAGGTTTGATAGACGGTATAGGTCTATCGGTACGTAACAAGCATTTGCTCACATAACTAGCTGCTAGGATACCATCTACTTTAAAGTATTTGTTTAGCTGTGTGGTTGATAGATATTGTCTAAACACAGTCGCAGGTATAAAATCTGGCCTTCCCCTAGTCATTATTCGGTATCCCCATACGATTTGCCAACACCGCTTTCACACTCAAGCGGTAGTCCTGCTGCCCAACTGGGTACATGACGCATGCACTGCTCTACGTGTGCCCTTGCTTGTACCACATCCTCATCGGGGCAACATATAGCTATGCTGTCATGCACAGTCATAACAGACTTATACTTCTGATTTATTAGTAGCATTTGTTCGCCAATGATACAACGTGCCAATGCCTGACATACGTTTTCAACCACCTTACCACCGTATATATTCTTACGTCCACGGCGCGTTTTGTATGAGTATTCGGGCCAAACATCTTCGGGTTCTACTCCCTTGGGCGCAGGGTCTAACTGCAAGTCTTCGTAAAACATGCGTAACCCCGATGGCAGGATTACCGCGCTCTGTGGTATGTCTATACGCAACACATTTTCACGCCCCACGCGAACCGCATGACCGTCTACAAGCTGCTTCAACATATACTGGGCTTCATCCCACAGCGTAGGTATCTTCCAATATGTATCACGGTATATATTTATGACACGCCTAGCTTCCGTTAGATCAACCTCGACGCCCATACCTGCAAGCTGAGTTTTAAACTTCTTAGCCCCCATGCCGTAACCTGCGCCAAGGATTGTAGTCTTACCCACAAACCGCTGTGCGCCAGTAACGTCTGCCTCGGCTACTTTGTATATAGCCGCTGCCATCTTTACATAAACATCTTCGCCATCAGAAAACGCCTGAGTTAATTCGTCTGCCTCGGCTAACCAAGCTAACACCCGCGCCTCAATCTGAGACGCATCGCATTCAACTATAGTGTGACCCTGTGGGGGTATTATGCTTTTCTTTAGCTTCTTGCCGTTAGCCCCACGGCTCGGCAGGTTTTGCAGGTTGATCTTATCATCACCGCCCCACCGCCCAGTGTGTGCCGCATAATATCTAATGGGGACCGGAAGAGTACCACGTTTAGATATATCTATAAACCGCTGTGTGCGTGTCTCTTCTAAGGTACTTTTAGTACCGAGCCTAGCTGCTATCAACGTTTGCACACGCTCGTCTTCATGTTCCTGTAATTCTTGAAACTCTTTGTCAGACTTGGCAAACGCAAATGTTTCTTTCTCTGTCGTGGGGCTGATCTTGACAGGTGGCGTAACCCCTAACCCAGACAGCAACTCCGCGAACTTGGCATTACTCATTAAGTCTTTTCTGTCAGTGATGTTGGCATCAACCATCAACTTGTCTTTGCGATCCCGCACATCCTCTAGGTGCATCTCAAGCATGCCCATGTCTAGCTCTAAGCTAGGCTCCGTAAACATGCGTAGCGTTGCGTCTATGATATCTAACTCTTGTTCAGGGAACTTGGCTTTCATCTGCTGAAAAATAGCGTAAGTCAGGTCCACGTCCTTCTTACAGTACCCTGCGTAGGCGGTCAGTTCTTCCTCGGTAAAATCGGCTAGGCGTTTGTCCTTCGCCATGATAACTTCGGTGCCTTTTTCCCCGACACCGTAACGCTCCGCTACATTTTTTAGAGACACGCTTTGCTCTGTACCGTGCAACGCTCTCGCCATACACAATGTGTCGAGTAAGAATTTAGGTTTGATGTTATAACGCCAGCTCAGGATAGCCCCGTCAAACATCATGTTGTGAGCTAGTACGTGCGTGTTGTCCCAATCAACAGATGCCAGTAGTTCGGTTACATCATCGGCACCCTGCGCCCACTCGGTCGGATTGGGGCCATGCTTTAGCCCCAACCCAATCACTTCAAACCTACGATCACGTATATATTGCTCTGTCGTTATCTTAGCCAGAGAAAAGTTCTGCGCGTAGTAGGTTTCAAAGTCTAACGTAACAAGGTTCACTTCTTTGTTACTTTCTTTA